CTTCAAACCAGCATTGAGAAGGATCAGGTACCGCCACTAAGTTGGTGGGAGAGCCGCCGTAGTAGAAACTCTCCAGCGAGATGATCGGGCTTTGGTTTGGGTGCAAAGCGATGTAGCCCATGTTGTTTAGGCGAACTCGCTGTGTTTCTGTGGCTCGGTTGGCCACCACATTTTGGTTCAGGTATTCATCCATGTAAGACGAAGCCCGAAGGATTACATTCTTGAGTTCGGCATCTTGAGCCGTTGCGTTGCCGCCAACTACCAGGTTGTCATAGTCAATAGAGGTGGGCGCGTTCTTGTATTCCTGAACGGTCAAATATGACTGCTCGGAGAAAGTGTCTGTTGTTACGCCCGTTGCCATTTATGAATTCCCATCCGTTGGAATACTGGAATTGTTATGCCCGCACCGTGAACACAATGCAAACCAACTCCCAAAGCCACATTCTACGCAAGTAAATCCTCGTTCGCCGTCTTTACTGTCATAAGGATTTAATGCCGCTTCAAAATAACCTTCAGCCTTCATTAACTTGGCGTGCTTGGCGTTGTCTACCGTGTAGATGCCGCTGCGATCGGGGCGGTAGGTTGAATTGCCAATAACTGTTTCTTTAACACCTTTATCAGGTGCTACCCATCTTGCCATGCTGCCTCCTTATTGAATAAAGGAAGGGTGCGCCCTTGAGAAACGCACCCTCCCTTCTATTCAGTTGTTAATTACGCGTTTACAATTCCTGAAACTGCGCCGTTCCATGCAGGAGCAGAGCAGAAGAATGTGCCACGGAAGTATGTTGAGAAGTCATAAGAGAACTGTGTTACAGGCCATTGGATGCCCATGTAATCCTGTACTAGGAAGTTCGCCCATACATCAGATACCTCTGTGTCAGGGATTGGAAGTGTGAATGAAAGGATTGGAGCAACGCCCTGGTTGAGCCATGGGTGAACCATGAGATCAACAGCCTTGCCTGTTACTTCATTCTGTAGGCCAGTTACGACCGAGCCGTAAGTTGTGCCGTCTTCGCCTGGGTTGTTGATAACCAAACGGTAGTTAGCGTTTGAGCCGCTCTTGATTGCATCAGAGAGTTGCTTACGATCGTTTCCGTTAAGTAGAACAATGTCAGGATCAGCCTTTACATTCTGGTACATCGCCGCAAACGCAGTCTGGAATTCTCCACCTGGGTTTGAAGTGCTGAATGTTGAGTTGATTGCGTTGTTGAAACCTGTGTTAGGTCCAAGAACTGTTGCGAGGATACCGTCGTAACCTGTTGCGTAAGCAGATGTGTCTGCTGTTGCGCGAGATGCTGCGGCTCCTGTTGTTGTGAATGGAGCGTTGTTACCTGTTAGGCCTTGTGCGCTCGCACCTTGGATTGTGAATGTGCCAGTTCCCTTTAGAGTTCCCTGATACTTCAAGTTAGCCGCGCCTGTTGCTGTTCCAACATAAATGTTGTAACCAAGTGCGCCGACTACTGGAGTTGATACTGTAACTGTTAGAACATCTCCTGAAGCAACTACCTCTGAAGTTTCTGTTCCAAGGATTGACTCACCAAATCCGTTACCTGAAATACCTGCGTCTGCTGTCACATTGATGTAGTAAGTGCCTGCGGCAAGTGCTGTTTGTCCTGTGACTGCTGCTGGTGAACCATCAACGAATGTAGGTGCTGAAAGTGCGCCTGAGTATCCGCTTGCTGTTCCGCGTGCCATAAGCATCATGCGCTCTTCCATCAACATTGTTGCATAGAGAGTTGATGTTGATGACAACTGACGAAGGTCCTGGTAGCCCAGGCCTGAGAAGTTTGCATCAAATGTAACGCTGTCAGATAGTGAGTATGAGTTGTAAGGCAGGATTAAATCTTGCGCAGCATAACTGATAATTGGTCCACGCTCGTAATTGATAGAACCAAAAGTTGCAGTTGAACTCTGCGTGATACCTGGCCATAGGTTGCCAACTCCACCAGTTCCTGTACCTGTGTAGCCGAGGATCTGCTTCTGACGATGGCTTGTGCCAACGCCCTTCTTGCGAGGGATACGGTTACGGAGAGGTGTTGGGCGTGGTGTGAGCAACTTAGCAGGTGCTTCAAGATCGAAGGCTGCAAAAGATGTTGAAAGTGGAGATGTAAGGGTGATGTCCTTCTGCATATCCTGCATAGCAAGGCGCTGTGCAGCAAGTGCGTTTTGAAGGCCCGCTGATACATCAGGAGATAGAGACTTGTTTGCTACAAGTGCTTCGATCTGCGCTGCTGGATCTGCAAGAGGTGCTTGTCCTGGAACTGTAGATGCGCTTGATAGAGACTTGCCAAGTTCGGCTGTGTACTCTTCCATGCGTTCTGCGGCTTCGCGTGGACTTGCATCACCAAATAGGTCCTTGACCTTAGGTGCTGATAATGTCATTGCTTATCCTTTGATTAGTAGTTAGTTGTTATCGCTGTCGGCTGCTTTGGAGTAAAACTCCTCGGCTAATTGCTTATAACCTTTAGCAAGAACAGGGTCTGTTGTTGCGTTTGCTTTCGCTTTGTAAATGGCTGCCTTTGTAAGGTTGTCATTGATCTTTGTAGACAATGGCTTCGCTGTACGGCTTGGGCCGCCAGCCACTGCGAGAGACTTGGCAATTGCTAACTCAGACTCAAGAACTACCGACTTCTCAAGTGCAGCCTCTTTTGCTGACACGAGAGTAGCGATCTCTGCTCGAAGTGACTCAGTCGCGCTCTTTACCACCTGCTCTACGATGGCTTCAACATCTGCTGCATCAACTTCCGTTGGTGCGTCAGAATTCTCTGTTACTGCCTCTTCAACTGGAGCCTCTGCTGGAGTCTCTTCGGTTGGGGCTTCCTCAACTGCCGCTTCGTCTGCTTCTGCTGACTTAGGGGTTTCACCTGGCGCATACATTTCTGCGGTGGTGACATGAGATGGCTTTGCAATGTTCGCAAAATCGTTAGTTGTCTTTAATCCGTGGTCGCTACCTGGTTGGTTGCATCCGCACTCTAGGCACTTAGCAATGTCGGCAGACTTTTCTGCGCCCATATACTTATCCCAGCAAGCCTTAGAAGCATCATCATCCATGCCCGCTTCTTTACAACGCTTTAGAAAGTCAGGCTTTGACTCATCCTTGGCTGGCTTCATTTCTTTGACCGATCCAGCGGCGCGTTCAATAATTGTCTCTTGTTCCACGACTTCTCCCTCTGCTTCTTCTCCTTCATACCATGCATGGAGATGCATAACGGCTTCTAGAAGGTGACCGATTGATTGTATTTCGTTGTGACCTTCACGCATTTCTCCTGCTTCGATTTGGATCAAATTGGCAAGTGCTTCGCGTGCGGCTTCGTACTGTACTTTGTCAAACTTTAGCAGTTCACCTATGGCCTCAACAGGTAATTCAACGGTTGTATCTTTCATTGAGGCATCCTCCGATTTGGTTAGAGAGTATAAGTGTAGGGCAGATTGTAATGCTTTGCGGAGATCTGCATCGGTTGCTTTACCGCTGCGGCCTACAAAGACTGCAAGGCTATTCAAGTCGACTTGGATCTCATGAATTGACGAAGCCTCGCTGTTGTAATTTTGATCCTCAAGGCTGTTTTTAGCAGACTCAAGTTTTGATTTGGCTTTCTTTAATTCTGACGCAGACTCTTTTGGATCATCCGTTTGATGCGCTCTTTCAATATGGGATCGCGCAGCATTTACGGTGCGAGAAGCCTTGTCCCGAACAGGATCATCTGAAGGGTTGTTATCTTTCAACTCGTGTTGCAGGTCTCTTGTGCGCTCGCCTACCGCTTTAATCTTTGTTTTTGCAGCATCGCTAACTTTGGCTTTACCACCGTCTGCCGCCGCGTCTCCTCCAGCCGATCCTCCGCCACCGCCTCCTCCGCCACCAGCCGCCGCAGCAGGTGCACCCATACCGCCAGCGCTTCCACCGCCTCGGCCGTGTGAGGATTGATCGTGGCCTGGGTGTTTAATAATGTCTTCGGTTAACTCTTCAACTTGGATTAGGCTTGACTCGCCATCCACACTTTTGGCAAGAACCAATTGGCAGTTAGGGTTTGCAGGGCGATCAACAAGTGAAACTTCAACAATCTGTCCGTCAATAATGCGACCGTTTACAGCCTTGGTATCACGCACAACGCGTGGAGATTTGATGCCAATTGAAAAGCCACGAAGGACTCCTGCATCCACCTTCTTTACTGAAACTGGGTCAACAACATGGGCCATGATGTAGTGGCCGTCTGCTTTTGCTTCGTATTCTTTAGCAACACCCGCAGCAATGCTTGAATGTTGTTCGCGGATGTTTCCACCCGACTTAAACCAGGCTGGCATGGCGCGATCTAACCAAGCAGCGTCACAAATCTGCTGATCAATGTCAACTGAATCATCGGTTGCCTTGCCGTACACCATAAGAGTTCCGTCAGGTTGTTTGTCTGACTTCTCAATGCTGAAATACGAGGTGGTTAAATCGTTCATTCCTACTCCTTTATTAAGCGCTGTAAGTTATAACAATTGCGCCTGTGGCAGAGGCCGCAGCCGAGATACCATAAATCACATCGTTTGGATAAACATAGAAAGTTTGTGAACTTGCAGCAGGAATAGTGCGGCCAATAGTTGCACCTGATGTTGTAATCGTTTGATCACCAATAAAGATCGCTGAACCGTGACCGTTGTAAAGTGTTACAGGTGTCAAAGGTCGAGCGTTTTTATCTACTGTGAATAAAATTGATGCCGTTGTGAGGGTGCTTGCGTTGATGTGTTTGGTTGCCATTTATTCCTCAATCCTTGTAAGGCTAGGTGTATTACTTTAGCAGTTTTACCGAGAAGGTATCGGAACTAAGCCCGCGCCTTCAGGAATATCTACGCCAAAGTCAGGGATCACAGGCAACAGGGCGCAGCGACAATTGGGATGTGCTGGCGGTTGCGTGTGGCCCGAGTTGAAGGTTCCACCGATCGGCACGACTTGGTTGGCGTTCTGCGCACACACAGGACAGGGATCAGAAACCTCCCATTCCATTTCAGGAATCTGCATTTCTTTGTAGCGGTTGATTGTTGCAGCCGACATAGCGCGGTTCTGTTCGGTGATGGCGATCGTTAAAGCCCGATGCGAAGTGGCCACATTGCGTTTGATTAACTTGGCCGCTTGGTTAGCAGAAAGACCCTGCTCTAAAGCATCGGCTATCGAGTTACCGATGTCATTAATGGTTGTATTGGTTAATTCTTTCAGGGTGATACCAAATGACTCCAGGAAGCGTTGGAAGGCCCTAGAAGGTCGAAGCAATAATGCAGCAGCCTCATCGCCTGGGTTCCAAAGCGACCAGTTAATAAGATCATCCTCGGCTGCTTTGTTTGCTTCTTTGGTTTTGGCGATCAATTCATCGGCAGCGGCTTGTCCTGTGACCCAGCCTTCTGCATAAACGCGCTCCAGCACACCCATCAAAGCCATCATATTAACTCTGACATTGAGCATGACCCAGGAACGCGCTCGCGCACGATCTTGGGAACGGTTGTCTGAAAGGTTTGGTTGCGTTCTAAGATAACTCTCGAACACGCGTTTGAAATCTGCCGTTTGTGCTAATGCTGCTCTAACTTTTACTGCACTCTTGGCCGCCATTCGCCCATCGGCTTGGAGAGGCCCCCACTTCATGACAAGTAAGCCTTGGCGAGCGCTCGAGCGCTTTCTAAATCGCCTTCATAAGCGCAACGGTTCAAAGCATCACCCACGATAGGATCGAGTGTCTTGAATTCAAAGAGGCGAGCGCGTTTACCCTTGTTGGCCCACTTCATGAAAGCCTTAACTTCGTTCTTGGTTTCGTTTTCGATCTCTTCCTCTTCAAGAACAGTCGGTTCCTTGCCGGGCTTCTCGCCAATCTCGGTGACTGGGGCAACTGCTTCTGCGTTTGGCCCTGCCAAAGCGGGTGCTGTTGAAGCCGTAGCCGCATCGATGATGCCGTCAGGACTGAAAAGGAATGTGCTGGCCCCTGCCATCAAGATAGGCATGTCGGCTTGCGGTGTATCGAGTAAAGGAAGGCCCAACTCAGAGCGGCGTTCGTTGATTGTCTTGCCACCGCTTGTGATTTCAATTTGGTTCTTGCGAGCGTTTGATTCATTGTCCAGGCGCTTTGAAGTCATCAATCTAAACTCCAACTCGCGTGGCATACCAAGGTATGTGTACGAGATGTTTGTGAGCATCTTGCTGATCCAGTTAACCAAAGGCTGTGTTCCGATTGCCTCAGCGCTTTCCGCTCGCCCTTCCTCGAAACCAGCGCCTCCCAGCCCGCCCTTCGGTGCAAAACCGATCTCGGCTGGTTGAACGCCGTAGTGACCACAGATAGATGTGATCAAATAGTCGTCAAGAGTATCTTTGAACTTCTCACCATACGCATCAAACTGCACAGGGGTCATACCCGCTGGCAAAAGGCGCAGACGCTTGCGTTGTTCTGTTTGGCCTGAAAGATCATCGTTGAATATGTTTTCATAGGCACGCAAAAGGTCAGGGTTAGTACCCCAGTTCTCATCGGTTGTAAACATCAACTCAGGCATAACGCCATCTGTATATTCGGCTCTGATCCATTGCTGGCGGCGAAGGTAAATGTCTGCCAAAGGTAGCGCTCGCTCTGTTGGGCTGAAACCGTAAGCAGAAGTTGTGCGGCGGTTGCGACTCATGTACTGCAAATCGTCAGATGTGAACTCGCCATCGGCAGTTGGATCATCATCGTTCGCTGTGAATTCTGCGCGAGGGAAGCCATAAAGAATCTGTTGATAGGCCGCGTTGGGAGCCATAGGGCGCATACCGCGATCATCTAGAAGCGGCTTAATTGTTCCGCCATCTAAGATTTGAAGTCCGTAAAGATCGCCACCAACTGAGCGCTGTGGCCAAACGGCCCAGGCATCAATAACAAGAATCTCCTCAAGAGCAACCATCAACCAATCGGAGAAAGTTAGACCGTTTGCGCGGTCAGGGTTCTCCCAAAATGCACGCAAGCGAGCAATCTCATCGGTGTATTTCTCACGCGCTTT